AATTCCCATTTGAACAAGATAATAATCATCTACGTAAAGGAAGAGGATGACAACACAACAGAGAATAGACGAGATGTACCGACAGCTTGAGACAACAAATCCTAAATCTAAACAGAAGATAAGGGATTTAAAGAAAGGCATTGAAAGAGCCAAACGCAAAAAGAGAAGAGAACTGAAGGGGGGAACGATCATCATATGAAGATAACAATATTTGATGCAATAAAAATCGAAGGCACAAAAGAAGAACTTTTAGATGTCAGCATCGACATTGCGAATATGTTTTTGAAAGAAGCCCTTCAGCGTGCCGATGAGCAAGAAGAAAGAATAATAAAACTGAACAAAGATATATTGGAGTTTTTCAAATGACCGATACTATTCAAAACATACTGATACTGTTACTGTTCATCTTAGTTATGTTCAGACCAAAGGTGAACGTGGAGATGAGGAAACTATCTAAAGAAGAGTTCCTCGACATCGTAAAAAACATGAAGGACGAAGATGATAGCAATAACTAATATGAATCTTCCAATGGTTTGCTCACAATGCAGATTCTTTGGAGAGAGGTGCGGAGCAGACAAGAATCTTATTTTAGAAAATGTTGATGGTCGCAGACATCCGAGATGCCCATTGATTCCATTGGGGAGCAATGCACCGCAGATGCCTACGAACCCACCGATGCCAAAGTGTAAACCGCCTAAAGATGATTGGGAGATCCCATCGTTCATGAAGAACTTTAAACCGAAGGAAACGGTCACGTTCTATGCAGGTGGGAAGCCGTATGCAACGTATGAGGTCGAAGATGAACAATAAGATTCGTTACAAATCGATGAAGAGGTCTTCACCGCTGGCTCAGTACAAAAGGTTTTTGTTGGGGAAACGGTATCAAAACGGAAAAGGCACTATGCCAAGAGGTCTTCTTAAAAAATTAATGGTAGCGTGGGATGAATATGAGGAAATATGGTCGCACGTTCAAACAGTAAAAGTAGAAAGGGAAAGAAATGAAAGCAGTAATATTGGTTGATATGCCTGATGGTGTTTCGCTTGATGAGTGGTATGCCGTCAAAGTTGTTGTAGATAGATTAAAAGCAACGGAAGAAGAATTGATGCAGGGCATTCCGTTTGACGAGAGCAGGACCTTTAAGTTTGTTCCGTTAAGGCCATTGCCGGAGAAGAAAGCGATAAATACAAATGATATACTTGCTAACGCCGAAGCGTTTGGACGAAACAATTGTATTGAAGAAATAGTGGGAAGACATGGAAGATAGGAAAAGCTTTAGCATCGAGCCTAACGATTCCATGCACATAGTACATTGCAAGGATTGTAAACATTGGCAATGTGATGACAATGAAACATACTGCGATGAACTCGGTATATTTGGCACGGATATGAACAGTTATTGCAGTTATGCAAAGAGGAAATAAGAGTGAACATATACGAAGGAATCGAGAAAGAGTTCCATTATTTAACCAAGACATATGATGCTGAAATAAGAGCGGTCAAGTCGAATCCAAACACACCTGCATCCATCGACATCTACTATAAAGAAGTTTACGCATGCGTTCAGAAAAGTAGTGGTGATCAATACTTCCTGGACATATGGCTGAAACATAAGCCTGTGTTCCATAAAGACACCATTATAGAAAAACATCCTTGGTCTAAAGTATTAGCGGAGTTAGACAAATGGATTCCGATTAAACCGCAGATAACTTTGTTCTGATGTATCATTTAATTGAAAGGGAGAATGAATATGTTTTGGACAATATTGGCAATTTTGTTAGGGTGCTTGGCTTTGTTTAGCTTTATTACTTTAAAGAAAGACAGAGATGATTTGAAACGCAGAAGCAATGTTCCTCGTTATAAAGTGATTGAGATCCCAGTGGTTAACTCTGAACACATTGAGGAGTTTATTAAGAAGTACGATGATCAATTCATAGAGAATGATGACTACAGATTCAGACAGGCACGAATGAAGGAAGAACATTATGGCGAGAAAGTCTATAGATACTCGCCAGCTTATCTTCCTGTTAAGATCGAAGGGCATGATGTTTACTCTAAGTTAGACGATTGGGTGAAGGTCGGAGAGATCGGACAGGATGTAGTCGGTGAACCTAAGCTGATGCTCTATATCAATGAGTACAAGGATGTTAAAAACCTTGGCATCGATAAAGTCAAAGGCGACCCGTTCTATCTGCTAAAAGTCAAGATAGACCTTTAAGAGGTAACGCATTACCTAAATAAACAAGTTAAAATGATAATGTAGAAAATTGCGAGGAATACCCAACCTCGCTTTTTTTATAACTATTCAGAACAGATAAGCGGTGCGGTCGTTGTCTTTCCCTTTCAGCCGCACCTGGGCTTGTCTGCAATCATTATGACAATTAAAGAATTCTACAGTACTAGGCAATGGAAACGATGCAGGGAAGCATACAAGAAGTCAGTAGGATATCTCTGTGAGGAATGCTTAAAGAACGGAAAGATAGTTCCGGCAGATGATGTTCACCATATTCAGAAGCTGACACCGCAGAATGTGAACGATCCAAGTGTAGCTTTATCGTTCAGCAATCTAATGGCATTGTGTAACAGATGTCACGATAAGATGCACGGCAGAGCGAGAAGGTACACAGTCGATGAGTATGGTCGAGTTACACCTCTTGAGTGATCCCCCATATAATTTTTTTGGAAGTGGTCGCTGACCACCGATTGCCTAGGTTTAAAAAAACCGATTTTGTCCTCACAAAGGGGGTGTAAAACAAACATGAAGAAAGATAGCAAGACATCCTCTAGGATTGAGGAACTTAAACAGATATACGCACCATTATCTTCAGAAAAGATGGCTTTGGCTTATCCTCTTATCGAAAATATGGTGTTCATTGAACAGCAGATGGAATCTCTGCAGCAGATCATCGCATCCGAAGGCTTTACTGACGAGTATCAGAACGGAAACAATCAGTTTGGCAAGAAACAGTCAGCAAACCTTCAATCATACAATGCTCTAGTAAAGTCTTACAACATGATCAATTCAAGGTTGGAAGGTATGCTTCCAAAACAGCAGAACAAATCAAAATTGGAAGCTATGATGAATGAATAACTACATTCTTGAGAGATACCAACGAATCAAAGACGGAACAGACATCGAAGGCAAGAATATAACCAGATGGTATGAATATATCGTAAAAGGACTAGAAAAGAAGTCCTTTTATTTTGACCAAAAGAAAGCTAACAAGGCTATTAAGTACATTGAGAATTTCTGCCACCACCACGAAGGCGAATTAGCTCCAGGTTTGCTAAAACTTGAGCTTTGGCAGAAAGCCGACTTATCTATCATCTTCGGAATAGTAGATAAGAACGGACTTAGACAGTTCCGTGAAATATGTTGGATCATGGGTAGAAAGTGCGGTAAGTCGCTTTTGGCATCAGCCATAAGCTCGTACATGGCTTTCCTTGATGGTGAATACGGAGCAAGGATTTACTTTGTAGCACCGAAGTTAGACCAAGCCAGGATATGCTACGATGCGTTCTATCAGATGACCAAGGCAGAGCCGGAGCTGAATGATCTAGCCAAAAAGAGAAGAACCGATGTCTATATCGAGTCTACGAACACTTCTATTCAGCCTTTAGCGTTCAACGCTAAAAAATCCGATGGTCTGAATCCTCATCTAGTGATTTGTGATGAATTGGCAGCATGGCAGGGTGACCAAGGTATTAAACAGTACGAAGTATTAAAGTCTGCTTTAGGTGCAAGGAAACAGCCGATGATCCTGTCGATCACAACGGCAAACTATGTAGATGGCATCTATGATGAGTTAATGAAGCGATCGACAGCTGTCTTAAATGGAACATCGAAAGAAACAAGACTCTCGCCATTTATTTACCAAATAGACGATGTAAACAAATGGAACGATATCAACGAGCTTAAAAAGGCGATGCCGAACCTGGGTGTAAGTGTTTCGGTTGACTATATGCTTGAGGAAATCGCTATCGCAGAAGGATCTCTGTCCAAGAAAGCCGAGTTCCTCACCAAATATTGCAACATCAAGCAGAATTCCTCTGTAGCGTGGTTGGATGCACAAACCATTGAAAAATGCGTGCATAAGCCTTTGGACCTGAACGATTTCAATGGATGCTATGCCGTAATGGGCATCGATTTGTCTCGCACAACAGACTTGAGCTGTGCTGTGTTGCTGATTGAAAAAGATGGAATCATCCATACTTTTGCGAGATTCTACTTACCTGCAAACAAAATAGAGGAAGCCACGGCTAGAGACGGACTTCCGTATAAAGCCTACATCCAGCGAGGATTACTATATCCAAGCGGAGAGAACTTTATCGACTATCAAGATATTTTCAATTGGTGCAGAGAGCTTATCGAGAAATATAGGATATACGTTCTGAAAATCGGATATGACCGCTACTCTGCACAGTATCTTATTTCGGATTTAAAGAATTACGGCTTCCATGTAGACGATGTTTATCAAGGCACTAACTTGTCAGGCATCATCCGTACTACGGAAGGTTACATGAAGGACGGAAAAATAGATATCGGTGATAACGATCTTTTAAGAGTACATTTCTACAATTCAGCACTAAAGATAAACGCAGAGAACGAACGCTGCCAATTGGTAAAAGTCGAACCAAGACAGCACATCGATGGCATGGCATCCTTTTTGGATGCAATGTGCATGAGAGATAAATATTGGAACGAAATCGGCAGACAACTAACTAACGAAAGGAGATAAAGCCATTGAACAAACTTATCGAAAATAACATCTATGGTTTTATCTATAAGATAACCAACACCATAAACGGCAAAGCATATGTTGGTAAACACAAAGGCACAGACTTTGGCGAGTATTGGGGGTCTGGAACCGCATTGCATAATGCTTATAAAAAATACGGCAAGGAAAACTTTAAGCGAGAGGTTTTGAAATATGCATCGTTTGAAGATGAACTAAATTTTATGGAATGTTTTTATATCCAAGCGTGCGGAACGAAAAGACCTAATGGCTATAACATTGCGTTTGGTGGGAAAGGCGGCTACACAGGGGAAATATCAGAAGAAAGCAGAAAGAAGATAAGCGATTTCCACAAAGGCAAACCAAAAAGCCTTGCTCATAGATTGAAATTAAGCGAGTCAAAAAAAGGAGTGCCTACTCATAAACATACAGATGAAGAAAAGAAGAAAATCAGTATAGCACATATGGGGATTGAACCATGGAACAAAGGAAAAGGGAAGCCTGTTGACCAACTAACAATGAATGGCGAATACATAAGAACATGGCCAACGATGAATGAAGCTGTACAAAACGGCTTTAGTGCTTCAAAGATTTGCGATTGCATAAACGGAAAACGAACACATCACAGGCACTTCTTGTGGAGGTATAGCAATGGCTAGAGAAAAAAGATCACTTTTTGATTGGCTCTTTCCGAAAGATGAGCCTGTAAAACTTAAAAATACAGAACAATTCAAACTATTAACGGCTTATGAACCGATCTTTCACGATCACATCGGTTCTGTGTATGAATCGGCACTAGTAAGGTCAGCGATCGAAGCAAAGGCAAGACATATCTCAAAGTTAAAAGTCGAATTGCAAGGTGAAGCTCAGCCGAACCTCAAAGCGAAAATGAAACACAAGCCAAACGATTGGATGACCTACCCTCAGTTTTTGGCTCGTTGTTCGACTATTTTGGATTGCACCAACAATCTGTTTATCGTTCCTGTCCAGGATGAGTATTTGCAGACGATAGGGTTCTTTCCTGTCTTGCCGGAGCGTGTTTCATTAGTTGAGGACAAAAAAGGCAAACTGTGGCTTAAATACAGATTTCTAAACAATCAGACAGGGATCGTTGAGTTCGACAGATGTGCTTATTTGAACAAACACCAATTCAAGAGTGATTTCTTCGGTGAGTCTAATCATGCTTTAAAGTCAACAATGGACTTAATCGCCATCAACGAGCAGGGAATCGAGGAAGCGGTCAAAAATAGTGCTTCTTACAGGTTTATGGCGAGGGTATCGAATTTCACTTCGCCAGAGGACTTGGCAGAAGAACGGCAGAGATTCAGCCGTGAAAACCTCAAAGCCGAGAACGGTAACGGTGGTTTGCTATTATTCCCTAACACTTACACAGATATTAAACAGTTAGAGAATTCGCCATATACACCAGACGATAAACAGATGGACTTAATCAAGAATAATGTCTTTGATTACTTCGGAGTAAACGAAGATGTTATCCAAGGCAAAGCCGATTCCGATCAGCTCGATGCGTTCTTTAACTCAGCGATCGAGCCGTTCGCCATTGCATTGTCGGAAGCCTTATCTAAAGCCATTTACAGCGAGCGTGAGCGTTCTTTTGGCAATCATGTGTATGTCAATGCGAACAGGCTTCAATACATGTCACAGACGGCTAAAGTGACTGTAGCAAGAGACCTTGGCGATAGAGGAATCCTCACAATTAACGAAATCAGAGAATTATTTAACTACGCTCCGCTGCCGAACGGAGATGTCGCATACATTAGGGGCGAGTATAAGCCTATTGAAGAAGAACCAACGGAAGGAGATTCCAATGACGGAAGCGATGAAGCAGAAAATTGAAAACGGAAGAGAATATCGAAAGATTATTCTCGAAGTAAAGGAAGCTGAAGATAACAACGATTACGAAGTAAAAGGCTACGCTACCACCTTTGACGAACCATATACCTTATATGGCATCGGTGATGGAAAGGTAGTCAAAGAACAGGTATCGAAAGATGCCTTTTTAAATACTGATAGGTCAGATACGATCATGCAGTATGACCATGAAGGTCGAGTGTTCGCAAGAGTATCGAACGATACTTTGAAATTAACTGTCGATGACCACGGTCTTTTAGTCGAAGCCTATTTGGGCGGTACGGAAATCGGTAGAAACCTTTACGAAGAAATTAAAGGTGGCTATACAAATAAAATGTCATTCGGATTTACTGTCACGGATGATGACTTTGTCGAGGCTGACTATGGTTATTTAAGGACTATTAAAGCCATCGGCAAACTGTATGATGTGTCAGCGGTTTCGATACCGGCTAACGATTTTACGGAAATTTCAGCAAGATCCCATTGTGACGGAGCGATTGCAGAGATCGAAGCGGAGAGACTTCAAGCTGAAGAAGAAGCTAGAAAGTTGGCGGAACAGAAGGAGAGTCTGTCAGAACGGCTGAAAGCATTAAGAAAGGACTAAACATGGAAATTAAAGACATGCAGATGTCCGACATCGAAAGAAGATCGGCAGAAATCGAAGAACTGCTGAAGTCCGAAGATGCCGACATCGATGCTCTGACAAAAGAAGTCGAGGAACTTGAGAACCGCAAGGCTCAGATCCTGGCAGAAGTTGAGCAGAGAAAACAGGAAATGGCAGATGCCTTAAAGACTGCCAAAGAAGTTGAAAGTATGGAGGAAAGAAAAATGTCTGATATGGAAATCAGAAACTCAAAAGAGTACATCGATGCTTATGCAGAGTATATCAAATCCGGCAATGATGCAGAATGCAGAGCATTACTGACCGAAAACGTAAGCGGTGGCACAGTACCTGTACCAGAGATGGTCTACAACATCGTTAAAACGGCATGGGATCGAGAAGGCATTATGGCTCTTGTCCGCAAGACCGCCATGAAGGGCAACCTCAAGGTTGGCTTTGAAATCTCTGCCGATGGTGCAGTTGTCCACACCGAAGGTGGAAATGCGATCTCACCAGAAAACCTTGTTTTAGGAACTGTCAACATCGTTCCGCAGAGCATCAAGAAAGTCTTACAGATCTCCGATGAAGTCTACGATTTAAGAGGCGAGGAGTTCTTGGACTATGTCTATGATGAACTGGCTTACAGAATCGCAAAGAAGTGTGCCGATCTCATCATCGCAGCGATCGAAGCGTGTGGTACTGTTTCAACGGCTACATCAGTTGCAGTTCCTGTTCTCACCGCTGCTACCATCGGACAGGCTACAATTGCATCTGCTATGGCTTTATTGAGCGATGAAGCTGCAAATCCAGTAGTCATGATGAACAAGGCTACTTGGGGTGCTTTCAAGGCTGCACAGTATGATGGAAACTTCAATGCCGACATCTTTGAGGATCTGCCTGTTGTGTTCAACAACACAATCAAGTCGTTCTCTGTTGCTACAACTGGTGAAACCTATGCCATCGTTGGTGACCTTGGCCATGGTGCTTTGGCGAACTATCCGAACGGACAGGGCATCGACTTCAAGTTCGATGATCTCTCTCTCAAGAAACAGGACTTAATCGAAGTCATGGGCAGAGAGTATGTCGGTTTGGGCATTGTTGCACCGAACGCATTCGTTAAGATCAAGAAATAAGGTATAGACATAGAAAGGGAAAATCATGAAAATACTTATCGCAGTTCCTTGCATGGACCAGGTTCCATCGCAGTTTGCCCAATCAATCGCAACATTGAACAAGGTGGGAGATTGTGTTATTGCGTTTCAAATGGGAAGTCTTGTGTACGATGCCAGAAATTTTTTGGCATTGAGTGCAATCAAGGCTGAAGCTGATTATGTCATGTGGTTTGATAGTGACATGGTTTTCCCTAGTGATACTTTAGAAAGATTGATCGAGGACAGGGATAAGGGTGACATCATCACAGGTGTGTATTACCGAAGAGTTGCACCGTATCATCCTGTTCTAATGGAAAAGCTGGAAATTTCAGAAGACAAGTGTGAGTGGAGTGACTGCATTGACTATCCTCAAGACATTTTTGAGGTAGCCGGATGCGGTTTCGGATGTGTTTTAGTTCCTACAAAAGTTTTACTTGAAGTCTTTGCAGAATACGGAAATATGTTTGCACCTATCAATGGTGTAGGCGAGGATCTGTCCTTCTGTTGGAGAGCGAGAAAGCTGGGATATAAGATTGTCTGCGATCCATCCGTTCAATGTGGCCATGTTGGTCACTACATTGTTGATCGAAATTTCTACAATGCGTACAAAGGGGCAAAATGAAAGTAAAAATCACAAGACCGATCAGGGTGAATTGCTTGTCAGGTGAAGTCGAAGTAACTCAACAGGAGTACGAAAGATTACAACGTATGGGTGCTATCGATACCGAAGCAAGGCAAACACCTGAAATCAAAACAAAGCAGACAAGAAAGGCGAAGTAAATTCTTCGCCTTTTTATAGGAGAAGAACATGAATACGATATTAGACAAAGTTAAACTTGCCTTGAGGATCGTTACCGATGATTTCGATCTTGAAATACAGGATTTGATAGACGCTTGCCTTTTGGACTTAGGTATTGCCGGAGTCACAGAAGATGACACCACAAACGCTTTGGTTATTCGTGCCGTTTGTACTTATTGCAAATATCATTTCGGAGATGCCAAAGGTGTTGAAGAATTGGAACGCTTAAAGCAATCCTACGATGAGCAGAAAGCACAGATGAGCATGGCAACAGGCTACACGGATTGGCTGAAATGAACAGATCGGATGTAGCTTATTTGGTGGTGGAAACATTCACACAGAACGAATATGGTGTGATGATTCCATCAACTACAAAACACAAAGTGTATGTAGATGTCGCAAGTGCAAATCAGCAAGAATGGTTTGAAGGTGGCAGAAATGGTCTGAATCCGCAATACAGATTCACCATTTTCACTTTCGATTACCACAACGAAAAAATCATCGAGTACAAAGGCACACAGTACACGATTTACCGCACTTACATGAGGAGTGTTGATGAATTGGAGCTGTATGTCGAATTAAGAAAAGGCAATGAGCAAGTACGTTAGCGTCAATGACTTTACCGGTGCTGTTACAAGCATTATAAAAGGTTGGTCTACTGAGGTAGTAGAACAGACTAAGGAAGCTGTGACAGAAGTTGCTACGGAAGCCAGGAACGATCTGAAAGTCGAAGGTGCTTTCCAAAACCGAAGCGGTAACTACCGAAAAAGATGGAGAGTTACTTTCAATGAAATGAGGTATGGCATCGAGGCAACAGTACACAACAAGGTCTATCAGTTGACTCACCTGTTAGAGAGCGGTCACGCAAAATTCTTGTGGGGCAGAGCGACAGGAGAAGAGGTTCAAGCGTTTCCTCACATCGCTAACGTAAATGATGAAGCACAGCGGAAACTTGAGGAAGAGATCAAAAGGAGATTGAGCGAATGACATTTCAAGAAGTAAAACAAATGATCGAGAGCATCGGTCTTCCTTATACCTACGATTCCTTTCCCAGCA